TGTAACGCAACTTTTGTAACGCAACTTTTGTAACGCAACTTTTGTAACGCAACTTTTGTAACGCAACTTTTGTAACGCAACTTTTGTAACGCAACTTTTGTAACGCAACTTTTGTAACGCAACGCCGGCCACCCCGCGCCGGATTGTTCAGTGCTTCATGACTGCTTCGCAAAAACAGCCCCCGAAGGGGCTGCCATCATGCCAGTAGCATATTGCGATACTGAATCGCCCGCTGCCAGTCCAGACCTGCCAGTAAACAGCTCGCGGCGCCGATATACGCGGCATAATCCATTTTCCCTGCGACATACTGCGCGTTCAATTTGCGGATTGCGGATTTCATGATTCCCCCCTCAAAAGAAAAGCCCCCTTACGGGGGCGAGTGATTAGGCTTCGACTGCGGCGATGCGCTCGTTATACTTCGCAATCGTTTCGGTTATCATAGTGGCCAGCAGGTTTAGGCCTTTCTTGTCCAGCTTGTTCACCACATAGGTTATGTACTTTGACTCATCAAAAATCGAGACCGTGGTATTTTTGGCCTTCGCGACTTCGTACCACTTCACTTCATCCATGCAGGTTTCGGCTACATATTGATCGAAGGATTCCACGATTGTGGCGCGGTCTAATTCCTTGAACGCGGTCTTATTAAGCTGGAATTTGCCATCCCGTACGATGACGGGGGCGTGCAGCTCTGCCCACATAGTGATGCCTTGGCGATGCGAGGTCGTACCCACGGCATCCAATATCTGTTGAAACGGCGTGGCGTTGCCACTATCCTTGATGCACAAATATGTTGCAGCGATTAACGCCGACTGGACATCATCACGCAGTTTCCCCGCGGTTGTTTTAATTGAACGGATTTTGCCTGCGAATTGTTTGCTGTTCATAGTGTAGGACATGATTTACCCCTTGTTATTAGTCAAGAAAATGCCCCCTAGAATTAAGGGACATTCCATTGACTAGGCACACGTTATGGGTGAGACCCTGCGAGGGAATCACTTTGCGTGTGCCATGTCGGGGCGCGTTATTAGAGCCACACCTAGCACGCGCCAGACCGGTGTAGCAGTGCCCTTTAACCGCGCACCGTCCTCGACTGTTCCACTTGCCGAGTCGCCCTCACGCGGGGCCGCTGGCGTCCACGGGCCATGCCCGACTGCGCCGCTTACTACGCGAGGGGGCAAAACCCGACTTCGCGTTAGCCTACGTCATCCCACGCGCTAGACAATCCCGCAGCAAGTTTTTGGGTAAAGTCCCTACGCTAGGGCAGCTCAGCTACTTCCTACACTATAGGCGGCTTGTCCACAGGGGGTGGGTGGGACACGAGGCGGCCAGGTGCCGGTACGCCTTATGTATGTCGCGCAACACACATACCATTTTTAGCACTTGACGTTTCCCCAGCTAAATCGTAAAGCCTTGTTTTACTTGACAAATTTACACCTCTCCGATATATTTCTCACCGCAGTCTCCTCCAATGGCGTTCTCTCCGCCCTGACTGTTTGGCCCGTGACCCCCCTCACGGGCCTTTTTTTCCAAAAATTTTTCCAAAAATTTTTCCAAAAATTTTTCCGGAATTTTTTCCAACATGCTAACAAGTTGACACTTAACTAGCTAACTCGTAAACTACCCCGCATGAGCGATGAAAATATCCCGGATCCCCCGGATAAAACCCACATTCAAGCTGTGACCATGCAGACTTTTGCGAGTCTGCCCACTACGCTTTTTGACGACGTGGCCATCGGTGTTGAGCCGATCCGGGATATTTTTGAGCGCTACGGATATACCGCCGAAACCGCTGATGTCTTCGGTTCCCACCCGTACTTTGTGCGTTACGTGGCTACGCGCCAGGCGGAGCTGGACAAGGAAGGGCTAACCCACAAGCTGCGTGCGGGGCTGGTGGCTGACGCTGCGCTGGCTGAGCTGCATAACCGGGTGCGGGACCCTTCGGTATCTGACGGTTTTGTCCTGGACACCTACAAGGCAGTAGCGAAGAACGCAGGGATGGAGCCCAAAGGGGCTGATGCCTCAACCGGCAGTCGGTTTAGTTTGCAGATTATTATCCCGACTTCAGAAACAGCCCCTGCGAGAATCACCACCATTGACGTTACGCCCGACGCCCTGCCGTACAACGACGCTGAGTTTGAAGTCCTATGACCATGACCCACTACCGGCCAGTGCCCAGCACAGTGCCATTTTTGACCAGCACCAAGTTCATTTCGATGATTGTGGGCCCGGTAGGCTGCTTGGCGGGCGATACGCGGGTTGTTACCGAGTTCGGGGCCATTCCCATTTCAGAGATAGATCGTCCAATGCGCGTTCTATCGTGGAACGCGAAGACAGGTCAATTCCAACTTGCGTGGTCCAGCGTTGCGTTCCCAAAAGGTACGGACTATCTATACCGAGTTGTAACGCCGCAAGGAGAATTTGACGCAGCCGGGTCGCACCGGATTCTGTGCGCTGACGGTGAATATCGACAAGTTGAAGCGCTTCAGGTTGGCGATGCCTTAGCAGCATATTGCCGTAGCCCCCTTCAGACCAGTGCGGCACTCGCCCCGTCAGCGTTGCCTTCAGGTGCTCGGCGTTCGTTGAAAACAGGCGAAGGTTGTCGGGGTGGTTATGGAGTGTTAGACCGTCTAAATGGTCTACTCTCTCTGTGTTTAGCAGAGGGCGTCCTAAGGTTTGTTCCATCACGTAGCGGTGCTCAAACATGTAACCGGCCTTCCGGCCTGGCCTTTTCTTCGCCGTCGGGTGCCCTTCAGGGGGAGTTATTAGCACGTACCCGTTTAGGTTTACTCGCCTACCGCCAACAAACTGGTGGTTGTGACCACCCCTGCGACCACCTTCTGCAAGGCGCGGGAGGTTGTGCTTCAAAAGTATTTTCCGTATGTGCCGCGGGTTTCTTCCTAAAAGCCCAGCTATCTCGCTTGACGTGGTGTGCAACGAGGCGAGCTGGCGCACTTGCTCGATCAGTTCGTAATTGGGGGCGGGCATGGCGGTCTCCTAGTTTGACTACATCCGACAGGCCCATTGCATCAATTACCCGTAAGCCGGGCAAGGAAGTGTATTGGGACCTTCAGGTTGACGACACGCACAATTACGTCACGGTAGATGGGGCGATCCATCACAACTCCACCAAGACCACTGCGGGGATTTACAAGATCGCCTACGAGGCGGCGAAAGTGGCCAAATCCACGGACGGATTGCGGCGGTCCCGCTATGCTTGGATACGTAACACTAGGCAGCAGTTGTTCGACACCTCGATCCCGGATTTCCTGAAAGCGTTTCCCGATGGGATGGCCGGGACGTTTTACAAATCGGATATGAAGTTTGTGCTGGAGTTTGACGACATTTACTGCGAAGTGCTGTTCCGCGGGCTGGATGATGCCAACGACGTGCGAAGGCTGCTCTCGTTGCAGCTGACAGGGGCCATTATTGAGGAATTTCGGGAGTGTAACCCTGAGATTTTTGAGACTCTCCAGGGCCGCGTTGGGCGATACCCCGACGGTATGCTGGTGCCGCACCGGCCGGAGTGGGGTGAGGACTTTAAGGGGAACCCGATCCAAGGGTGCGTAGACGATTTTGGGGCGCCAGTTGACAAAATATGGCTGATGTCCAACCCGCCAGACGCGGATACATACTGGGAAGAACACATTTCCAACCCCACGGACAATATGCACGTCACGATTCAACCGTCCGGGTTGTCCGAAGAAGCTGACTGGATACATCTGCTGAAGTCGGGGTACTACGAAAATCTGGCCATTGGTAAGACCGAAGACTGGATCGACGTGTATATCCACGCTAAATTCGGGAAAAGCCTGTCCGGCAAGCCAGTATTTCGGTGTTTTAACCGGGATACCCATGTAGCCAAGGAGCCGATTAACCACTACACCAACGCGCCGCTGATAATCGGTGTTGATGCGGGGCTGAACCCCTCTGCGGTGATTTGCCAGTCGACATACGACGGGCGCTTACTGGTACTTGATTCCGTGACGGGCAGCGACGGAGGGATGGGGGCGCTTAGATTTATACGCGAGATACTGAAACCCCTGCTAACGAACAAATATCCCGGGATGCAGGCGGGGGTGATTATCGACCCGGCGGCGTTTCAGCGCGCACAGACCGATGAGCGGTGCGTGGCCGATATGTTCAAACAGGAAGGGTTTTTGGTAAAGCCCGCGATTACCAATGCGATTACGGCGCGGCTGGGGGCCGTGGAGAACTACCTGACGCGGATGGTGGAGGGTAAGCCCGCCATGCTGGTAGACCCGGAAGCCGGGCTCATCATTCAGGCGCTGGCGGGGAAGTACCGGTACAAGGTGAATACTAAAGGGGTTACCGATGATAAGCCGGAGAAGTCGCACCCTTACTCGGATGTGTGCTTTGTCGCGGGGACGCTGGTTACTACGCCGTCTGGCGCGGTGCCCGTGGACCACCTGCGCCCAGGGGACGTCGTTCTCGGTTGGGATGGACCGGATGAGGTTGTGTGCACGGGTAGTCGGGTCGCGCACGATTTGGTTGAACTGGTGTTGTCTGACGGGACTACCTTGGTTTGCACGGCGGATCACCCCTTTGCGGTAAATACTCACACTCGCTTCTTACCAGCAGATGCTCTACAATACGAACACGAGCTGTTAAGTGTGGAGGACAATGTATGGGTAAAAGGTCGAAACCCCACCCGCGCAAGCATCCAATTAGCGTCGAGTGCGCTTACTGCGGTGCTTCATTTGAAACGCCAGCTTGGCGCGTGGCTCAGGGCAAAGGGCGGTATTGCTCGAAGACTTGTTGCGCTATGGGCAGGCGCCGTAGCGACGGAATTGCTCTCGACGGGCGTTGGTTCACCAGGTCCGGGGCGAATCGCTACTATTGGCACAAGCGCGCTGACAAAACCAGTGTGTCTTTGCACCGGTATGTTTGGGAAAAACACCGCGGCCCCGTACCAACGGGGTATGTTGTCCACCACGTTGACCACGACCCGACGAACAACGCGCTGGGGAATCTCACGTTGGAGCCGGAGAAACAGCACGCCCGGTACCATTTGGAGAAGCGTATCCGCGAAGGCGCGCTGGACGTTGACGCTTCTTTGGCGAAAGCTCGGGTTGCAGCGGCAGATTGGCACCGGTCCGAAGCCGGGCGCGAATGGCATCGACAGCACCCTCCAAAGCCAGCAGCTCGCGCTACGTACATTTGCGCTATTTGCGGCAAATCGTATGAACGAGTCAGGCGTAAGTACCAGCGGCACAACTGCTCCCCTGCGTGTTATCAAAAGCAGCTACGTCGGGAGCGGGCGGGTATTCAATTTAACCACGAGTAGATCACACACATACTACGCAGGTGGGGCGCTCGTCCACAACTGCGACGCACTTCAATATGCGTGCTTACATGCCAACGGCGGTGAAATTCTAGGCCGGGCGATGGCCCGCGAACCCAGGGCGCAGCGGACGGTATCGCTCTCAGGTTGGGTATGACTTGTTAGTATGTTACAAATGTGTTAGTGTCTTGAAAACTATGGGGGCACTCGCCTATGGAAGACTCTATTTACGACGCATCGACGCTGACTGACTCCGCGGGACCCCGCATGGTGTCGGGTAACTTTGGATTGGTTCCGGTGGCCAATGGTACGGCGACGCTGGAAGCCGAGCGCTCGAACGCGGACGATGAAAACAACCAGCCGTTAATTCAAGGCCTGGCCGGGCATATCCATAAGTGTTTTAGCGCCGCCAAGACAGACAAGCTAGTAATCGAGCAGCGCATGTTGAGTAATCTGCGCGCGCGGCGGGGCGAGTACGACCCGGACACACTGACCCGGATTAAACAGACTGGTGGATCCGAAGTTTACATGGGAATCTCCAGCGCGAAGGCCCGTGCGGCAACGGCCTGGTTACGCGATGTGCTGATGGGTAACCGCGACGAAAAACCGTGGACGATTTCACCGACCAAAGACCCGGAAATCCCCCCAGAAGCGATGCAGAACGCTATGGCGCGGGCGGCGGAGCTGGTCGACCAACTGCAAAATATGTATGGCCCCGAAGGCGTCTCCGACGCCGTCGTAGAGGATTTGCTTGATCTTGCGCAGAACCGTGAGAAAGTAGAGTCCCTCGAGTACGCCAAAGATTCTATGGCGCGTATGGAAGCCAAAATGGAGGATCAGCTCCAGGAAGGTGGCTTTTCACGGGCGCTATACGAGTTCACCGATGATATTTCGACTTTCCCCGCCGCGATTTTGAAGGGCCCCGTGGTGCGCAACCGCCCACAGCTGACTTGGAACGAAGGTCCTGAAGGGCCGGAGCCGGTCGTAAAAGATGAATTGACGCTGGAGTGGGAGCGGGTGAGCCCGTTTAACCTGTACCCAGCACCTAAAGCGGCGGATATTAACGACGGCTACCTGATTGAGCTCCACCACATGTACCCCGACGACCTAGAAGCGCTGATCGGCGTGGAAGGGTACTCGGAAACCGCCATTAAAGCCGTGCTAGAGCAGCATGGTAGGGATGGTTTGAAGGAGTGGACCCCGATTACCGTGGCAAAAGCCGATGCGGAAGGGCGACAGACGACCTCTGTGAGCGACACTACCTCCCCAATGATCGACGCCTTACAGTTCTGGGGCCCTGTTTCGGGCCGGGATCTGCTGGATTTCGGTCTGGATAAGGGCACGGTGCCCGACGCGACCAAGACTTACCACTGCGAAGCCTGGTTGATTGGGAAGTGGGTTATCAAAGCCACGCTGAACTACGACCCGATGGGGCGCAGACCCTACTATAAAGCGTCCTGGGAGGAGATTCCGGGGGCGTTCTGGGGTAACTCCCCTGTCGACCTCGTTTCGGACTGCCAGACGGTCTGTAATAACGCCGCAAGGGCGCTGACGAACAACATGGCGGTCGCTTCGGGGCCCCAAGTGGACGTTAATGTCGACCGCATCCCCGGCGGCGAGGATGTTACGAATGTCTATCCGTGGAAAGTCTGGCAAACCCAGTCTGATCCGTACGGAAATTCTGCGCCCCCGGTTAATTTCTTCCAGCCCATGTCCAACGCGGCCGAGCTCATGGGGATTTATGAAAAATTCGCAGGGATCGCCGATGAAGTCTCGGGTATTCCCAAATATTTGACCGGCGACGCCGTCGCAGGCGGGGCAGGGCGTACCGCGTCAGGGCTGTCGATGATGTTGCAGAACGCGGGAAAGAGCATTAAGTCGGTGATTGCAAACATCGACAAACGCGTCTTGGGACCCGCCATCGAGCGCCTGTTTTACTACAACATGCGGTACGGCGAAGACGCCGAGCTGAAGCGCACGGACGTAAAAGTGGTGGCGCGCGGGGCAGAGTCGCTGATTGTGCGGGAACAAGCGCAGGTGCGTCGTAATGAGTTCCTGAATATCTGCCTGTCCAGCCCGGTGGTGGCCAACATTATCGGCGAAGAAGCAGTCGCCGAGCTACTGCGCACTATGGCAACAGGGTTGAACATGGATACCGACAAAATTATTCCCCCCGCGGAAGTTATTAAGGCGCGGATGTTCCAGCAGCAACAGCAGCAGGTTCAACAAATGATGGCCGCGCAGATGGCAGGGCCACAGGCTCAGGGAAAACGAGTTATGCCCGGGAACGCCCAGCAGTTAGAGAATGGCGCACCGGTTACCGATAATTTTGCCCCGGCGCGTGCCGGGTAACAGGAGGGTGTATGGCGTTCAAACCGTTTGAAAAATCCAAAAAGGATAAAGAGCCGCGCGGTATGAAGGAAGGTAGCAAGCGCGAGGAGACCCTGGACCGCAAGCAGCGGAAGGCTCCAAAGAAAGGCAAGTGTTGATTTGCCCATATCTTGTTAGCTAGTTATTGAATTAGTTAGTAAGTTGTGCTAAAAGGACGTCATGAGAATAGACAAACGCGTGTTACAGGCGGCGTCGCGTATGCGGTCGCCCGAAATGGCACCCTTGGTGGACTGGCTGCGTAAAGAGCGCAGCGACGTCCTAGAGATGTTAACGACATTCAAGCCGGATGGCTTGCAAGTTTTACAGGGGCGAGCACAACAACTCGCCGACCTACTGGATTTGATCGAGAGAGCCGATAAGGAACTCGTCAAACTGGAGGGCCGTTAGGCCCATTTGTTGAACCGCAGCAGACCATTACGCGATACCGCAGACCGTAAAGCCGGAGCTGTAGAGCGGAGTTGGAGCTAAAGGAGAAAGTAATGTCTTTACCCACACAGGTAAAAAAGCAGCTGGAGGAAGTTGAAGCGATTGAGCAGCGGTTGTCAGAGCAAGTAAAGGGAGAACCTGTAGCGCAACAGGGTGAGCCCCCACCCGAGCAGACTGCGACTGAGCCAGCACTAGAGACACCCAGCGCCGAGACCCCAGAGGTTGAGACGACCGAACCGATGAAAGAGCCGGTTCCTGAGCCGGAGTTGAAGCACGACGATGCAGAGCAAACGTGGCAAGCGCGGTACAAGACCTTATTGGGAATGTACAACGCCGAGGTCCCCGGTCTTTATGACCGAGTTAAGGGGCTGAACCGGGAGCTTGATGACCTTAAGGCCGAGGTCGCGCGTCTGCAACAACAGCCGAAAAAGGAAGATGCTCCGAATATCAGTTCGGTTACTGATAAAGACAGGGAAGAATTTGGTGAAGACCTGATCGACCTGCAACGGCGAGTCGCTGCCGAAGTGGTAACCCCACTCCAAAGCAAGATTGATTCGCTGGAGGTTGAGAATACCAAGCTGCGTGCGCAGTTGGGTGAAACGGGTACTCGTGTACAGGCTTTTACTTTCGAGCAAAAGCTGACCGCGGCGATCCCGGACTTCGCATCGGTTGACGCGGACCCTCGATGGGTAGCGTGGCTGGACGAAGTTGACCCAATCTTGCGTGGCCCGCGCCGCGCCGTCGCCCTAGATGCTTATAACAAGGGAGATGTCGAGGGTGTTAAGGCCTACGTGGAGCTCTGGAAACAGAGCGCCGGGATAACTCAGCCCAAGCAGGCAAAAGAGAAGTCTTCTACTGAATTGAAAGCCCAAGTCGCGCCGAATCGTTCGACCGCGACGGCATCGTCGGTACAGCCGACTGAGCGAGTTTACACCGAGACCGAAGCCGAAGCGCTGTTGGACAAGGTGGTACTGCTCAACCGTCAAGGGAAGTTCGATGAAGCCGCAAAGCTCGACGCCGACGTGAGTACGGCTTATGCACAGGGTCGTGTTCGCTGACGCAAAACACAACTTCACTCTAATAGGAGGCCATTATGGCAGTAGCAGTATCTAACGGGTTCGTGACCAACCCGACATACACTGGTGGGTTTATCCCCCAGCTTTGGTCCAAGAAACTCAACGCGAAGTACTACGTTGATAACCAACTAACCGAGATCGTCAACACCAACTGGGAAGGCGAAATCAAGGCTCAAGGTGACTCCGTGCGTATCCGTACGGCTCCGACACTGGCAGTCGCGGATTACGTCGTGGGCACTAACCTGTCCTACCAAGTCCCGGCCCCCGTGTACCAGGACATGGTCATCGACAAGGGTAAGTCTTTTGCCTTCCAGGTGAACGACGTGCTGGCCGCGCAAGCTGACATCGACCTCATGAACATGTTTATGACCGATGCCGCTAAGCAGCTGAAGATCGCTATTGCCGACGAAGTTTACTTCGAGACAATGGTAGGTGCCGCTGCCGCTGCCACAGCGACTCGCCCCGCTGCCGTTGCCAACCAAGGTGCGCTGGCCGGTATTAAATCCGCTGCGCTGAACCTGGGTACCGACGCTGCACCGGTGTCGACCGCAACTGCCGGCAACCTGCTGACCCTGATCCTGCAAATGAGCGCAGCACTGGACGAGCAGAACGTGCCGGAAGAAGGCCGCTTCTTGCTGTTGAGCCCGTACGACCGTCAGGTCCTGATGCAAACCTCTCTGGCACAAGCCTACTTTACTGGTGACAACTCCAGCATTGTTCGCACGGGCCTGATCGGCACCATCGACCGCTTCAAGGTGTATGTGTCCAACATGCTGCCGCGCGGCGCTGCTGCCAAGGCATGGGTGCCGTCGTCCATTGATCCTGCTACTGGCGCTGCTTATACCGGCGCTGCTGCACGTCGCATGATCGTTGGCGGTCACAAGGATGCAATCTCTTTTGCTAACCAAGTGAACAAGACCGAGCAAGTTCGTAACCCGAACGACTTCGGTGACTTCGTTCGCGGCTTGTCGGTTTACGGTCGGAAGGTCGTTAAGCCGGAAGCACTGGCAATCGGCGTTGTAGCCTAATAGAGTGGGGGCTTCGGCCCCCATTCCCCTTTGCGGAGGCATTTATGATTCTTGAAGATTTGATGGCAGACCTGGGCGGAACCTGGGAAAACGACGTAGCTCTTGCAAAGCATGGGCACTATATTGTGCGTCTCGCCACCCGTGTGGGTGATGTCGTGACGATTACTGAGGAAGCCTTGCGGACGTTCCCGGAGTTGACACTAGCTAACACAAGTGTTAAAAAGAAGCTAACAAAAAAGGACTCGCTCGGCGCAGACTAAAACCGCCGATTTTTAAGGGGTAGGTAATGGCCGCAATCGAGACTTTCAGACCATATATCCAGGCGGAATTACCCGCCTGCCCCCTTATTACGATTGATGCGTCTATCCGGGAAGGGTGCCGTGCGTTAGCGCGCGATACCTGGCTAATTCGTTCCGAGAGCGTGGATTATGCTTTCGACCAAATTCAGGCGTATGACCTCACCGTGCCTACGGGGCACGAGATCATCGCCGTTAAGTCCGTCATCCTCGATAACGCAGTTGAACTGCGGCACACCACGGATAGCGCGCGTTTGCGCAGCATCCCTGCGTATGGGGCCCCACAGCACTATTGGTTCGAGCGCGGCCAGCTCTGGCTGTACCCGATCCCTAACGCATCGTTCACGCTGACCTCAGAGACCGTCATTCGACCAGACCTGACAACGCTTACGGTGGACGACCAGTTTTCCAATTACTTCGACGCCATTCGGTCCTGGGTGCTGAGCCGCCTCAAGCGCATCACCGGCCAACCGTGGACTGATCTACCCGGCTCGGAGCTGAACCATGCGTTGTATAAGCGGCTTATATCTGGGCACAGGACGGATCGTGACCTCAGCGGTGGCCCTAATGTCCGCCGAGTGGCGACTAATTTTTACTAGGAGTAAGCAATGGCGACGATAACCGTTAATTCACTGGTGACCAAGGCGTCCACGCTGATTCAGGACGCGACCAACATCCGCTGGCCCGCCGCGGAGCTGGTTGACTGGTTGAACGATGGCCAACGCGAGATCGTGATGTTCAAGCCTGAGGCCTCGATAGCCAACGCCGCGATGGCACTCACAGCGAGCGAAACCAAGCAGACTATCCCGGCGACCGGCATCATGTTCTTGGACGCTGTGCGGAATTTGGGGGCAGACGGGCTAACCCCGGGCCGCTCAGTGCGTGTGGTATCCCGTGACGTGCTGGATTCCCAGGTACCTACTTGGCACTCGGACGCTAACGCGCTGGGCTACATCCAGCACTACATGTTTGACCCACGCGATCCGCGCCACTTTTACGTATACCCCAAAGCCCCCGCGACCGTGTGGAACATTGAGATTGTTTATTCCGTGGCCCCTGCGACGGCTGTGGTAGGTGGCGTGATTTCCATTGACGACATCTACGCAAACGCGATTCTCGACTACATGCTCTACCGAGCTTACTCTAAGGATGCTTCCTATGCTGCAAATGCTCAACTCGCTGCTGCGCACTATCAGCAGTTTGTTAGCGGCCTCACCGGCAAAAACCAAGTCGACGCCGCCGAAAACCCGAACAAGATTGGTGTATCCGTCGGTAACCCGGCGGTCCCGGTTAAAGCGGTCTAACTAGGAGGTCGACATGGGACGATTGATCGCTATTTTGTTCTTGAGCCGGGACTTGGCGCACCGAGAGCATTTGCGGACTTCCAGCTACGCGCAGCACATGGCACTAGGCGGTTTTTATGAGGACATTATCGGTTTGGCTGATAGCCTGGCGGAAGCCTATCAGGGACGCAATGGCTTGATTGGTAGCGTCCCACTGTTAAAGGACGATGCGGAAGGCCCGATTGATAAGGTGCTGGAGAAGCACTTGAGCTGGGTGGAAAAGTCACGTTACACCGCCGTGGAAAAGACCGAAACGGCGTTGCAGAACATGATCGACGAGATAGTAGCGCTGTATTTGTCGACGTTATACAAGTTGCGGTATCTCAAGTGAGGTAGACATGGCGCTTGATCCTTTTTCGTCCTTGTTGGAAGTCGGCGGCAGGCTGATCGACAAGCTGATCCCCGACCCCGAGGCTAAAGCCAAGGCACAACTAGAGTTGGCGAAGCTGGCGCAGGACGGCGAGCTGGCGAGGATGGCCCACGAGGCTGACCTGTTCAAGAACGAGCAGGATAACGTGACCGGGCGCTGGGCGGCGGATATGGGGTCTGACTCTTGGATGTCCAAAAACATCCGTCCAATGACCTTGGTTTACATTTTGTCGGCGTACATCCTACTCGCGCTGCTCGACGGCGCAGGGTACAAGATCAGCGAGACCTACGTGACCCTGCTCGGGCAGTGGGGGATGCTCGTGATGGGTGCTTACTTCGGTGGACGCACCCTAGAAAAAATAATGCAGAACCGTTGAGGACTAAATTATGGCAACTCCGACCGTAGCAGTTTCGGTAGCACTGACAGACCAGAGCGGCGCTCCCGTAAGTGGCGCGCGCATCACCGCGCGGCTGAACCGCGAGGAGCTATACCAGGGGATCATCGTTCCGCGCACGATTGCGGCGACGACGGGTACCGACGGTTTGGCCGTACTGAATTTGTTCCCGAACGCGCTGGGCTCGCAGCAAAGCCAGTACGACGTGAAGATCGTTTCGGCGGGAGGGAAGACCGTTGTGCTGACAGCGACGGTCCCTAACGCAGCGTGCGATTTATTCGCTATCGCGTCTTTGCCATCTTACCCGGGCAAAACTGATGGTCAGCTGGCAGTGGACCAGGCGGTGGCCTCGGTGGCCCCAGCAGCAGCTTCCGCGGCGGCAGCGACGATTTCTGAGACCAACGCAGCGAGCTCCGCTACGGCGGCGGCGACTTCGGCGACTAGCGCGGCTACGTCCGCGACCACAGCCACTACCGCGGCGACCAACGCAGCATTGAGCGAAACAAATGCGGCGGCATCGGCTTTAGCGGCTTCCGGCGCAACGGCGGCACAAACGGCGGCACAAACGGCGGCAGCAAACGCCGCTAATTCCGCTACGGCGGCAAGTGCCTCTGAGACTAACGCCGCAGGGTCGGCAACCACCGCGGCCAACAGCGCAACCGCAGCAGGTACATCGGCTACCAATGCCGTTAACTCGGCAGCCGCGTCTTCTACGTCGGCTACTAACGCCGCTAACTCGGCGGTTGGAGCGGGGACCTCAGCCGCGAACGCCGCGACCAGCGAGTCCAACGCGTTGATGAGCGAAGCCTTTGCCTATAACTCGGAGCTTAACGCCGCCGGGCACGTGAACACCGCCGCAGGGCACGCGGCTACTGCGGCCAATCAAGCTACCGCGGCCACCGTCAAAGCCACTGAGGCGCTAGCGTCTTCACAATCTGCGGGTACCAGCGCTACCGCGGCGTCGGCGTCGGCTACTCAAGCTGCTAACGCCGCAGTGGGGCTGACCGCGCTTGAAGCCTCTGCTGGGACCTCCGCTACCGCGGCGTCGGCCTCCGCTACAACAGCTTCTGGCGCAGCTACCTCCGCCCAGTCCAGTGCTACTAATGCCGCTGCAAGCGCAGCTTCGGCTTCTAGTTCGGCCACAACAGCAACTACACAGGCTACGAGTGCTACGACCTCCGCTAATAACGCCGCCACATCTGCCTCTAACGCGGCCACAAGCGCCACCAATGCCGCTAACAGCGCAACAGCAGCCGCTACTTCCGCAACAGCCGCAGCAACTTCGGCAACGCAGGCCGGATCGGCACGCGACAGTGCTCAAACCTACTGGGGCAACATCGAGGCGCAGGTGACGATCCCAATTACCCAGATGGCCGCCAACCTAATCAACACGCAGGCCATCGTGGTTACCCACCACGCCTTTGCTTAAAGGAGTAATACATAATGACGATTGAAACCGAAGTCGCTGCGCTAACTACAGCTACCACTGCGCTACTTGGCGCAGTGAACACTTCCAAGGCTACGCTGGATGCGTCCACGGCCAGTGCCGCGGCCAGTGCCGGAACCGCCAGCAGCCTGCTGTCGCAAACCCAAAACGTCAAAACCCAAACTGAAACCGCGCGCGATCAAGCGCTGGCTGGTTTAGGTGCGGCGGATAACTCGCAAGTCCTATCCGTTTTGATGGGTGAGAGCAGCTTTTTGAATGACATGGTGGGGCAGGCGATCAAGGAATTGTATCGCTACGAAGGCGTGACCGATCCGCGCCTGACCGCGCTGGAACCCGGCATAGACGCCATCGTGCAGACCTTGGTGGATTTTGCTGATCTGCTGGGCGTGACTGCCCGCGCGATTTCCGGCGGTGACATTATTGTTCGGCTGGGGACGGTAGATAATCCCTCGCTGTCGTTCGCAGGAAATCGCACTACCGGCATTTATTCCCCGGCCGCGAATCAGGTGGCGGTGTCAACAGCGGGTGTTCAGCGCTTGCTGATCGACGCCACTGGCAATCATTTGACCGGCACGGATAACGCCCAGACGCTCGGCTCGG